TCAGCAGATGTCCAAGCAGCATCAACAAACTTGTCCCAGATCTGCTTTGCATCGACCATCTTGACGATCTCAGCATCCTCAGGATGAGCCTCAACCGGCCAACGGAGACAGAATCCCGTATTGTTCTCGACTGCATGCATAAACTCATCGGTGAAGCGAATCGAGATATTGGCGCCTGTCACCTTCTTCAGGTCACGCTTGATGTCGATGAAGGTCTCAATCTCTGGGTGGCGACAGTCAATTGTGAGCATAAGTGCACCACGTCGTCCACCCTGGGCAACCTCACGTGTGGAGTTGGAGAACCGCTCCATGAAGACGCCGATGCCGTCTGTGGTGCGAGCTGCATTGGTGGTAGGCTGTCCTTTTGGACGAATGTTCGACACGTCCATACCAACGCCGCCGCGGCGCTTCATGATCTGCACCTGCTCCTGGTCTGAGAACAGGATGCCGCCGTAGGAATCGTGCGGCTGATCAATGACGAAACAGTTCGACAGTGACTGGAGCTGGTGTGGATTACCGATTCCTGAGAGTGGTGAACCTTGCGGCACGATCTTCTTAAAACCGTCTAAGAGACCGAAGATCTCATCCTCAGACAGCGGATTCGGGTATTTAGACTCGATCCGAGCGAATTCTTTCGCTAGACGTCGAAATGTGTCAGTTGGCAAGACCTCCAGGCGATCTCCGGTGACGTCACGTAATGCATACTTGTTAAAAACGTCTGCGGCAAGTTCATCTCCGCCAAAATACTCGACTACACTTTTGCTCAAAAGCATGATATGACTCCAATCTTAAAATACTCAGTCATCATTTTGCGTTAACTTCGTCCCACTTTTCTTTGAGAAGCTTCTTCATGCTGTGTCCATCAGATTTCATGGCGTCGTCGAGAGTCATCTCGTTTGTGTCCATGAGCCTAAACTTTGACATTGAGGTATCGATCTGCATTGGATAGAGCATTCCGTCTCTACCTGCTCGATTCTTTGCAACGAAGATCCTTCCTGCACCTGTCGCCTTTTCGTTTGCCTTACGCGAGATGGACAACACGACATCCGCGACCATCGCTTTGCCGTAGGCTTCAGACATGTTCTCAAGGCCGACAATCTCTGAATTTGATGCTTCTCGATTTGCCTGTGACGCAGTCCAGATAGGAACGTTTAGATCCATTGCAAGGTTACGAAGCTCCTCATACACCAGCTTAAGTTCGTGCCGCAGAGAGTCAAATCTCCTTGAAGACTTCATAATATCTGCGTAATCGATGATGATTACACTAGGTACGAACGACTTCAGAAGAAGTTTCTCAATGTGGTTTCGAAGAGTCTGAACTGATGCCGTGCCTGTCGGGTATTCCTTAATTATCAACCGGCCGAGAGAGTTTTGCTTGTAGAAGTCAAGGACTTCTTCCTTTCTGTCGATGACGTCGCTGCTTGGGATCTCGCAGAGATTTGAGTCAAAACGAAGACCAACGGCTGTTTCAGATAACTCAAAGGTATAGTGAACGACATTTTTACCGGCACGCAATGCCTCAGCACCCATTTGAACAAGGAAGTGTGACTTGCCGACGCCTGTAGGCGCGATAACCACACCAAGCTCACCTCGACCTAGGCCTCCATTGAGGACGTCCTGTGCATCAATTTGAGGAAGTCCTGTTGGACAGGTAAGGCGGCGGGTCTTGATAAATCGTGCCTCAGTGTCCTCAAAAAAGTCATGCCCTATTGCTGCTGGAGTGCCTGCTGCTAGCGCATTCTTCATCAGGTCTACGACAGAGTCTATGTTGTCTGTCGCAATTAATTCAACTGCTTTTTCTAGAGCTTCACGCATGGCCTGCTTCTTGCAGAAATCAAGCGACTTGTCCTTGACAAACTGTAAGTCACCCATGTCTGGGTTGACACGAATGCGTTGTAGGAACTCCACGATCTGGTCGCGGAGAATCGTGTCCTTGCCTTCCTTGAGGTCATCACGAATGATAGTGACGAGCAGCGTTAGTGTTGGAAAGTCCTTGTACTTCTGGTGATAGCCAAAATATGACTTACAGAGGTATTGAAGGTATTTTAGGTCAAAGTATTCAGGTGTCATGATCTCAGTCATCTGAGTTGCCCATGACCTGTCTGTCAGAAGACCTTGAAAGATCTTCTCCTGAAAGCTCTTACCATACTGGCTGAAGTGTGCGGAACCCGACACCTTATGCTCCAATGTGACTAAATGTGTAGAAAATCAAGTCTGCGTTAAAAGTTTGGATGCCCAAACTTAAGAGGTAACGAATGAATCCTATCTTGTCGCGATTAATCTTACAAGCAACGCACAAGTCTTGTATCCTTTTTGCCTGCGTTCCTGATAGGATGCCTGTGTCAAGATGGACGAGTTCCCAATTTCTGCGAATGGTGTCGATCCCCTCAACAATCTGCTTGTGCGCCTTGATCGTAGAGTTTCCTGCAGCTTGACGAGCCGCGACAAAGAAATCGTCTAGCATAACTGGGGTTTCGTCTGTTAAATTCGAAAATCGGTTTGATAGGGTTTTAAACTTAACACCCGAAATTCCTGGTATGTTATCTGAGGGATCCCCGCACACCGCTTTTGCGAGAGCAAAGTTATTCGGGTGTATTCCAAATCTGTCAATCACGTCCTGGACCTGGATGATCTTCTTTGATGTGGGTGAGTAGATCACGGTCTTTTCTGACACCAGCTGATAGTAGTCTTTATCTGACGACAGGATCACATGTAGGTCATTTGGATGCTCATACCTACAGATGTATGCGATGATGTCATCGGCCTCACAGTCTGGAACATATAGCTGATTAACAGGTAACATCTTCAACAAGTTGACCACGTCCTTGATCTGGTTGTCATGGTCAGACACAGTCGTCTTGATCTCATCTGCGTAGATCCGATTCAGGCGCTCGGGTCGTCGGTGTGCCTTATAGTCAGGAAAGATGTGCCGACGGCGGGGAGAACCGCCGCCTTCCCAAACGACATACACCTTGTGAGGCTTGAACCTCTGGACAATGGCGTTGAGATCGTATAGAGAGCCGACGATTCCCCCGACGTGGTTTCCATTTGAACCCATCGCTGGGTTCGCTGTGAAGTGGCGAAGGAATAGGTTAAGTCCATCAACAAGTAGGACAGTTCCTTCGCCTTGCATCACTCAGACTCCTCATCATCTCCTGCAACATTTGCAGGGTCATCCTTCGATCTAATCATCACGGCCGCGATAAGATCATCAAGATAAGTCTTATAGACAGGATTCTTGAGAAGGTCACCAAACTCAGCCTTGTAGAACTTCTTCTCAATGATGGGACGACCTTCGACGGCGTCAGTCACCGTAAAGACCTTCCACTGCGTGGTTCCTGATACACAGATGATCTTGCCGTTGACTTCACGTTCTCCTGCATCTCGGAGAACGTCAAAGATCTCCTCATGCTCAACAATTCCCTTTCCAAAGTGAATCTGGAAGTTTGCCGTCCTGAAGGGCGGCGCCACTTTGTTCTTGACCGTCTTTGCAGAGACATTGATGCCGATGATGTCTCCGTTCTTGTTCTGGATCTGCTGACCTGCGCCCAGCTTAAGACGAGTCGTCGCGTGGAAGGGGATTGCCATTCCGCCTGGAACGGTCATTGGGTCGCCGTGCAGGACTCCGATCTTGGTCCTGATCTGGTTCAGGCAGATGAAGAGGACAGATTGGTCGCCGATGACACCGGTGATCTTGCGCATTCCCTTAGAGATCGCTCTTGCCTGGAGTCCGATTGTCTCCTTGTCATAGTCGCCGAGCAACTCCGCTTTTGGTGAAGATGCAGCAACCGAGTCCCAGATGATTGTGATCGGAACATCTTTCTGCATTGCCTTTGCCTTGACGATGGTCTTCTCCGCAGTGTCAAAGACCTCCTCTGTGCAATGTGTGTCGACATAGACAAATCGCTTAGTGACATCAACACCAAGCGCTTGAAGATTCTCTACAGATGTTGCATTCTCGGTGTCAATGTAGACACAGATTCCACCCATCTGCTGTGTACTTCGTGCGATCTGCGTTGCGATGTGACTCTTACCGATAGACGGAGGTCCGAAGATCTCAATGATTCGACCGACAGGAAGACCGCCGCCGCGGCGGTTCGAAACGATGTAGTCGAGGAGTGTGGAACCTGTCGACACCCAACTCTTCACGTGTGTAGGTGATTCATCTTCAGAGAGATTGTACGCAATCCTCGTTCCATTTTCCTTGTTAAGTGAAGAAATCAGTTCAGAAGTAAAGTCTCCTGCCGATTCTTCGTTACGCTTTTCTTTTGCAGTTCTTGCCATGTTTTCTCCTTTGATAGAAACAATACGGGGGCAGGTGAGAAATTACACCTGCCCCCAATCTTCTTTAGTCTTCCATCAAGTCAGAGAAAGCATCATCGATGGACTTGTAAGACTTGTTTCCAGCAGGCTTTGGGCTCGTCTTCTGGGCTGGAGTGTCATCTTCGTCGGCAGCAGCAAGGCTAGAAGTCACAGGACCTCGAGGTGTTCCGTCACCGTCCTGCATGCCGCCGTTGATCCAGTCATTGACGATCTTGCTAAGCTCATCGGGTGTCTTGAGTTCGTACATCTTGGACACGTCTGGGATGTTACCGAGCCACTGCTTGGCCGTCGCCTGGTTTGTGCTAAGTGCTGACGCCTTGCCACGAGGCATGACCTCAGTCTCGGTGTACTTCTTGCCGTTGGGCTTGAAGCAGCGGACCTTGACGTCACGACCATCCTCTGGATCGGTGATGTCACCGTAGTCCTCATCGACCATGATCGCTAGGAGCGACTGGTAGACCTGCTTGCCGAATGCCCAAAGCTGGACACCCTTGTCTTCCTCACCGCGAACAATTACAGGAGCGTAGCAGCGCATCTTCGGGTAGAGCTTCTTGGCGAGCTCGTAGGACTCCTTGGTGCCCTCATCACGAAGCTTGTTGATCAGGTCCTGGATTGGGTCAGCCTTGCCGTACTGGTAAGGTGCGAGGAGGCCTGGGTTGTTGCCGATGTTGTAGTAGAACCAGAGCTCCTTGAAGGGCTGGCCGTCATTGTTCGGGAACGAGAGGAGGCGGACAGTGTATTCCTCGCCTTCCTTGGGCTTCCAGGATGCGTTGCTCTTCTTGTTATTACCAGAGAGATTGTCAAGCTTCTTGCGAATTGCGTCAAAATTGATTGCCATGTTGTTTTATCCTAGTTGTAGTTAATGATTAATGTGTAACTTACAATTTCCAATTCGTAATCTACGTTGTGTAGCTTATTTGGTTGGTGAGGTAAGCTCACTAGGTTATAATAAACCTAGATGAGGTGGTTTTCAAGGTCTTGGCTTAATTTTTGCGGGATCCTGCATGTAGGAACCGCCTATAGGTTTTGCCATCTTCTTGTAAAAATCTTTCTTTCGGGCCGGGCCTGCGCCGAGAGGAATGGTGTATCCAGCAACTGCTCCGGCGCCACTAAACTCATCGAGGTCAGGATCTGCATCCTCCTCATACGCGTTAAGCAGCTCGTCGGTGTACTCTCGCAGTGTCATCTCAAATTGCATCGATGCTGACATTATTGCCTTTGCACCGAAATCCTCAAAGTCCGCGACCTTTTGACCTGATACATTCTGTAGCTTTATGTTTTTAGACAGGCGGCGGGGCGGACCTGCGATCTTGTCAGATGAGATCGAGTTGAAGTTGAATGTGTCTCCAGCGTCCTCGCTGTCATCGACATGGTGTCGGGCTAACTTGTAGGAGAATGTTGAGTCAGCCGAACCTTCGAATCCGCCTTGGCTTCTAAAGGGCCTCGGAATGTAGGGTTGAGCAATACGTTGCTGAAAGTCATCTCCGCCGCCAATTGCTCCGCCGACAGGAATTCCCAGACCGCGAGATGAGTATTGATTTAGACGACCTTCAGCACGTGACATAAAACTAATTATCCTCTTCCTTCATCACTGCGAGCCTAATTGCACTCTGGAGGACGACAGCAAGATTATTTTCGCATCCTGCGTAGAATCTATTCTCCTCAGACGCAGTACCGTGCTGTGTTAGAATAGCGAGCCACTCGTCGAGCGACAGATGAATTCCTGCAGCTTGCAGGATGTAGAGCGTCCGATGAGTGTGAGTCATCTTTGGCAGGTCTGGGTTGTATGTGTACACCTGTCCCTTTTCTCTGTGCCACGAAGAGTCTTGAGAAATGTAGTAGTCACGCTCCTGATCGCCGATCTTTCCTACCTCGTGGAGGAGGCAGACGATTGCAAGGCTCTCCTGCCCGATGTTAACACCTGACGCTTCGACAAGCTTGCGCGCAATCTTAAACGTGCTAAGTGCGTGCTCGACAAGGCCTCCGGGTGCAGAAGTCGATCGCTTTACAAGATTGTGAGATGGGCACACTGCGATCCTCTCTCCGTATGTTGTCAAGAACCTGTCAAGTGCTTGTGCCCGATCACCTGTCTTTGAGAGAATCTTCTGGAAGAGTTCGAAATTGCTAATGATCTTTTCTTGCATTGAACACCTTTGTTGTTGTATGAAATCGCGTATCAAGCGACGGAATGTAGAGGCCTTGTGCCGTGTATTCTTTCACTTTATTCACATCATCCTTCTTTACATCGATAACGATCTCATCGTGAAGAAGAAAGACAGGTGTGACAAAATCCTCGCAATCCTGCACAAAACGTAGAAATCCATCACAAGCAACGTCAACCGCTGTAGACTGCGTGTAGTGATTCACCATCAGACTCTCGTTGTCGCACTTGAGATGCCTTCCATAGTAATTTGTGAAGACATTGTCCTGCATCTGGTCCTTGATCTTGCCAAGAATCTTCTTGACGCCGAGAGCAGCGAGTAGCCTATCATAGGTGACGTCAACGTCTGGAACATCGACAAACTTGACAATGAAGTTTCGTCGGGACATCCCGTACAGGATTGCAAGGACCATCAGCTTCAAGGTTGACCTGTCAATGTGACTAGCACCGACTTCATCACCCAGAACCTGGTAGATGTCTGCAGGCAAGTCTGTCTTACCCATCAGCGTCATGATGACTCTAGGCTCAAGCGCATTGAAGTCCACGCTGAGAAGTGTGCCTTCGTCACCCCATCTTGACCTAAAGACGTGTCGAGTCTCCTTGCTCATTGTCATGATCTTAGGCCCAGCCTTGACAGACATTCTTCCTGTTGAAGAACTGACGTTGTCATATGATGCAACATCACACATTCCTGTGTCGTCTGCAACGAGTGACAAAGTGTCGCGATTTTCAATCTTGTCTGCTGCAGCCTTGTCAAGGAATGCGGGCGCGAGGCAATCAAGCAGCTTGTTCTGGACTTGATATTGTGTCGTGTAGTAGTTCTCACACGAGGTGAGTGACTTGCAGTCTGAAACTAAATCCTTGAGGTAACTAAGATATGCAGACCTTCCGAGGACATGATCGTATCGTACCGCGGTGTTGAAACTTTCCCACCAGCCGATGCGGTTGTCGTCAGGCTTGAACCTGAT